AAGGACAAAAGGGTATGACACAGTCCATATATGGAAGTCGTGTTGATGGTACAGTTGGTTCTCATATACAATCTATCCAGAACGGTGACTATATGCTACGGGTTGAAGGAGCAGGCGGAGGTAATGCAAAGCTGTATATGAGAGGTGATCTCGATATAGAGAGCGAGAACATGACATTCACCAGTAGAGGAGATACAAATTTTAATACGAAAGGATCCTTTAACATTCGAGGAGCAGACGTAAAAATCTTTTCGTATGTCGATAATGTGAATATTGTAGCTCAGCAAGAATTTAAAACTCAGAGTATATTGGGATCTACATCATTGAAATCATTTGTGAATTTGTACACAGAGTCTTTTTTAGATACGGTACAGGTTGCAGGACTTGACTTTCAACAAACAGCAACCTTTGGCGATATGGAATTATTTGCATTAACAGATTTAACACTACAGTCATCTACAACAGGTATTGATATGGTTAGTCCTATTGATATCAGTATGAATGCTACTCTCATAAATATTGGAGCGGCAACGACTACAAATATTGATACGTTTGTAAGAATGGCAACAGGACAAGCTCTTGGAACAACAATTCCTATCATACCAGCGATAACAGCAACGTTAAGAGGTATAACAGCTGCTGCTCCTGATATGCCGGATATTACAGATTCATTCCCAGTTGGTGGATATAAAGGAGAAAGATTCCCATACGTATCTTTCCCATCTGGTAATTCATCGTTCCCGGGTCAAACGGGTGGACAAGATTTAACATCGCTTGGTTCTATACAACAAGGTGTAGAAAATATTTTAAATATTACAAATCAATTAGTATCATAGGATAGAAAATGGCAGATACATACGATACATATTGTTGTGACGATAACTTTCCAGCGAAGGTTGCAACACCGGATGCGTTTAATGTTTTAAACATTTCTCAAATACTTGACTTAAATAATCCGGAAACAAATTTAAATCGTGCAGAAGTTATCAACGCAACAGGCTCTCTTAATCGTGTAATTAATGGATTTAGGTCGGTACAGACAGGATACAATTATACACAATTTACATCACAGTTTCCAGATCTAGCTTCTAGAGCAGATAGGGGTCAGTTATTTTCAGCAGAAATAGCTCTGTTCGCAAATGATTTTCAAATCAAACCTACTAACATATCATCAGAATTTGACAATTATCTATTAGGTCGTTCTATTATTACAAATGATATGTCTGCATATTTTGGAAACCTGAATACGTTTTATGGTAAAAATGTTGGAGCATCATTAAGTGGAGGATTTTGTGCTGCCTTCACAAACATCTTTGAAAAAATTTCTCTTCTTATTACACTCGTAAAAACTGTCGAAGGTTTTATTAATGATCTAAAGAATGCTAATCCAGAAGATATTTTATTGGGTATTCTTCAAGCTGTGTTTGGTCCTATCATAAGCGTAATAACTTCAATCATCAAAGCGATTGAAGCTCTTGCACAACAATTCATAGCAACTGTTGAAGCTATTGAAGAAGGTCTTAAAGGTCTTGTTGAAGATATTCAAGAAGGTGCAGAGGCAGTTAGCCAGTCAATTAAAAATCGTGTACAAGAAGTAAAGAACTTTTTCTCAGAAGAGAATATGACTAGCTTAAAACAATATATTGAAAAGATGATTACAGCAGCAGCTTCTGCTTTCGAAAGCCTTGACCCATGGATTATCGGAATGTTAATGTATCGTTTTTGCCAACTAACAAATGCAATACAAGATTTTATGGAAAGCCCTGTGAAAGGTTTACAAACATTTGCTAAAGGTATGGTAAAGAGTCAATTGCTTATGGCAAATATAGAAGCGACTAGAGGAAAAAGCGCTGTGGAAGCAGGTGCGGTTCGATTTACTGCAGAAGAAACAAGATTACAAAAAAGAAATACAGCAGAAACATTTAACTCATCTTCTAATAGTCCTCAAGCTATGATTGATAATGCAAGACAAAACGAAAGGACAGCATTAGATATATTAGACAGAAAAACTAAAGGTAATTTTTCATCATTGAATAGTGAAGCTGAAAGAAGATCAAACACAGGTGTTGCACCACTTGATAACTTATATCAATCACTTTCATCATATGGAAAAGAACTATTTAATTCAATAGGTAAAAAATATGATATAACACAACGTAATTGGTTTGATACAATTGAAATTAAACCATACGTGACATTAAAAGATTTCACAACAAAAGAAGTTCAATTATTAGGCGGATTACGAAAACCTCTTCCTGTGATTATGGGTAAAGTAATTTTCTTACCACCTATCTATGAGGTATCACAAAGAAAAGATGGATTTGATACAGGAAACAACGGACCAGGATGGCAAGAAGTAAGCGATAGTGTTTGGATTAAATTAATAAGAACATCAGATCAACTAGGTTATCCTTTAAGGGTATCAAATGGATTTTTACCTGGACATGATTTATTAAGTACGGGTAATGCAGTTGCTGTTCAAGTAGTTACTGAACAACAACAATTGGAATTAATCATAGCTGCTTCTAGAGCTGGATTTAAAGGAATATATGTTCAAGGAATTGAAACCATTTTAGTTGATACAAATGGAAGGCAAGGTCCAGATGCAGGATCTAGATACGTTAAAGATGCATTACAAAAACACCGAAAAAATGAATGGGTTCTAGCACAAGAAGGTAAACCTATAATTAATTCCAAACCACAAGAAGTTAATCCATCTAATGGCCTGTAAATGATAAATATAATAAAAGGAAATTAATATGGCTACTGCTGCTTCAATAAAAGAAATTATTAGCTCTGATTTTCATAAAGACCTTTCCCTAGTTCCCGGAAAAGGTGATATAGCACGTAAGTCAAATGAAGAAGCAGTTAAAGAATCTATAAAAAATCTTGTGTTAACAGGACGTGGGGAAAGACCATTTCAACCAGATTTAGGTTGTGATGTTAGAGAGTTACTATTTGAAAATGCTACTCCTCAAACATTAGAGTTGATGAAAACAACAATTGAAAATGTTATCAAAACTTATGAGCCTAGATGTAACCTCATAGGTGTTGATGTTACAGGTGCGGTAGATTCAAATACGATATCCATAACTATTGTATTTACATTAATAAATACTTTAGAACCTGTATCGTTCAATATTATATTAGACAGGATAAGATAAACATGGCTAAAATAGCACCATACTCAAGACCAGATTTCTTTGAAGCAAGAAATGAATTAGTAGAGTTTTTAAAGAATCAACAACGATTTAAAGATTATGATTTTGAAGGATCTAATTTATCTGTATTAGTAGATTTGCTCGCTTATAATTCATATAATACGTTACAATATTATAATATGTCTATTAGTGAAATGTTTTTAGATTCTGCACAATTAAAAAATTCAGTCGTTAGTCACGCAAAAGAATTAAATTACGTACCTCGTTCTAGAAGATCTTCTCGTGGTATAATGAATATACAAGTAAGAAGTAATCAAGCGTCAAACACTTATATCCTGCCTAGGTTTGCTACCTTTCAAGGAAGATGTGGAAATATTACATATGATTTTATAACAACAAAAGCCTTTTCAGGTTCAAGAACAACAGGCAATATTTTTGAATTAGAAAATGTTGAAGTGTTTGAAGGTAGATTATTTGATGAAATACTTTCTCACACAAACACAACTATTAATAATACATTTATTGATACAAGTTCTTTACAAGTATTTGTAAATGGAATTGAGTATAGATACGCAACAACCATCTTTGGTGTGCAAGAGCAAGACAGAGTTTTTTATATTCAACCTGAAATCAATGGCAAATATTCTATTCAGTTCGGTGAAAATATTTTTGGATATAGTCCTACAGAGTCAGATGAAATTCGTGTTAGATATAGAATTACATCCGGAGTAGATGCAAATGGTGTTAATAGTTATTCAATCGATGCTTCACAATATGGAGCATTGTCTATGGTCACAACACCTATAGGTTGTTCTGCAGGAGGAACAGATGTTGAGACAACTGAATCTATTAGAAAATTTGCACCAAGAGCTTTTCAAGTTCAAGAAAGAGCAATTACATCTAAAGATTATGAGGTATTATTAAGACAAAGATTTCCACAAATAGAATCTATTTCTGTTTTTGGTGGCGAAGAAGATGACCCACCACAGTTTGGACGTGTTATTATTGTCGTAGATGTAAAAGGTAGAGATGGCGCATCGTTAACAGAATTAGAATTGTTTAAAGAATATATTTCTGATAAGGGTCCTATTTCTATTGAACCTATTTTTAGATCTGCAAATTTTGTATACTCAAGTTTAACTGTTGATGTTAAATTTAATAAAAATGATATACTATTATCTAATGAACAATTAGAAGATATTATTAGAGGTGATATAACCTCTTATTCAAATGATAATCTAAATGATTTTAAAGTTGGATTAATTACATCTGCTTTACAAGCTAAATTATTAGAATCAGATGCATCTGTTGAATCTATTTCAATTGTTGCAAATCCAATTATTGAATGGTCTCCGCCTATTGGTGTTATAAACAGTCCTTCTTTCAATTTTGGAACTGAATTAATCAAACCTTATCCTTATACAGACGTAAATGGTTTAACAGATTTTAAACCTGCATTTACAACAAGTCAATTTACATTAGAAGGAACTCCTGTAACATTGCAAGACAATGGGTCGGGTGGTATTGTTGCAATAGTAGCAAATACAAATGATAGATCAATTTTCAAAAAAGATTTAGGTTCTGTAGATTACAATCGTGGAGTGATTACTTTTAAAGATATCACTGTTCAAGGATTTGATGGATCTTCTATTACTGTTATTGCAAACACAGTTGATACAGATGTTGTGGGAACAAAAGATAGAATTGTTAGAATTAGACAACAAGATGTAAATGTAAATGTCAAGGCGTCTGTAAGCGGATCTGAAACGACTTCAAGTGTAACTGGAGCAGTAGTAACGTCCTCAATAGGTACAATAACAAATACAGGTACTACTGGAACCACATCAACCACAAGTAGTTCAAGTAGTTCCACAAGCGGAAATAATAATAATAATAATAGCGGATCAAATTCTGGTGGCGGCGGGAGCGGTTACTAATGCAATACGTAGCTCCGTCAACCGCACCATTTATACCTAGTCAATTTCCTGGGTTCTACAAGGACGATGGTAAGCTATTTATTGAGTTTACAAAGTCATATTATGAATGGCTAGATACAAAGACACATAGAAATTTTTCTGAAATATGTGATATTGATACTACGTTTAGTGAATTTCTTATCTTTTATAAAAGAAAATTTTTAAAAGATTTACCTTTTGTAAATCAAAGCTTTGATGATTTAAGATTTATTATAAAACATATTTCGGATCTTTATACAAGGAAGGGAACACCTGAAGCACTTGAATTGTTATTCAAGATGTTTTTTAAACAAGAAGTTGAAGTATTTTATCCATCAACAGCATTATTAAAAGTATCGGATTCAAAATTTGTTTCAACTAAATTCATTGAATTTAAATCCGTTGTAACTGTAGATAGTTTTCCTTTATCAAAGGGTGATGTTATCAGAGGTGATACATCAAAAGCATCTGCATTTATTGATGATATTGTTTTCTATAATATTAAAGGTGCAATTGTTCCTGTAGGTTATGTTTCAAACGTATATGGCTCTTTTGTTTCTGATGATGGTATTATAGCAGAACGTGATGGTGTTACTTTTTATCCTGGTCCTTTAATTTACGGATCTATTATAGGAACAACAATTTTAAGACAAGGTTCAAAACCTGATAATCAAATTGGGGATAGATTACGCTTAGAATCATCTGCTTTTGGCGTTGATGCAACTGCTGTTGTTGAAGAAGTTTCTCTAAAACCTTCAGGTATTATTGAATGGGAAATTGTAAATCAAGGTTTTGGTTATTCATTAGACAAAACACAAAACGAAATTATTGTATCAAAACAAGTTTTAATTCTTACAGGTAATACTGCATTTAATATTGCACCATTTGATACGATATCTGCTGTATCATCTCCAGTATTTACTAGAGATGAAGAGAATCCGTTATCAGATGCAGAAAGTAATAGAGTATTAACTGGGTTTGGAACTGTTGTTGCTTACGAACACCCAATTGTATATTTAGATACACAACCACCCAATAATATTTCCCCAGCTAATGGAGCCTTTGTTGCTATTGCAAATAATGCTTTTGTTCCATTTCCAACA